TAACGGATATATTCGCAACAATGGACGGCAAGCATCATCAACTCCGTACCAAATTCATACCGGAACGCCTTGGGGAATTGTTGCCGGGCATCAATGATAAGGTTCAGAAGCTTATACATCGAATTTGATATAGGAAGGTCTTGTGTAAGTGCCATGTTAATTTTTTAATATTTTAATGTATGTATTAGAGGGCGCAAAGTTAATAACTGTAAAGCAATTAACACAATTTTAGCTCAAAAAAGTGAAACTGAAAAGCCCCGGTAGGGGCTTTTATTTAGCTAACTCTCTAAGGGATAAATAATTAAAGGGATAAAGTGTTTATTGCGGCGAGGGGACGAACCCGGTACGCGCTCTGGCGGTAGGGCGTGCCGACGATGCCGCTGATGAAGTACACGTACCAACCGCTGGAAGCGTCATATTCGGTACTAGACCAATACCAGTCGTTTGTAAATATATTTTGACTACCAAACATAGAAGTTATGAGCTCATTGATTTCGGTTTTATACTTGGCCATAAGCATAAGTTCACCCAATGCGGGCAGGTTCCACACGGTTGTATCTTCAATTCCGTCAGATTCAAGCGTACAGGCTTTATAGGCTCTGGCAGCTTCGGCGGCAGGGGCGCCGACAGTTCCCTGGGTGTCCTTGACGCCTGCAAGGGTTTCTATTATAACATCGGTATTTTCCTTGCCGTCGAAGGTATCATAGAGTCCTTGGTTACCACTACCGTAGTTTTTCAGGCCGCGTAAGTCGGTTCCGTAGCCACCCCATTTGAACGTTTTGTTGCCGCCTGCGTCAACGCAGTCACTTTTGGCGATAATGAACTGGTGGCATTCGGCACGAAGTCGGATGCCAATACGGATATACTTGGAGCGGTTATTTGCGCTCATGGAGTTCCATTCGGAAGCCGTGAAAAAGACTTGTTCACCGTCTTCAATTCGGAGAGTAGCCAAAGAAAGGTCAAGAAGCGTACCTGCCCATTGCATATACTTGGCGATGTCACTCGCCGGGGTATTTTCATTGACGGTTGTAAAACCGATTGATTGCAAAGCTGCAACTTGGTCTTGTTTATTCAGGCGCATAAGCATTGCGTTAGCGATATTTTTATCCATTTTATTATATAATTTTAGGTTAATACTATTCAGAAGCAACAGCTCTCACATGGAGAAGATTTGAATTTTTGTTTTGATTCGTAATACGCCCGGTATTCAGTTCGAACGCCCAGGCGGAGTTAGTATCCCAAATTGTTGATGACCAGTAGTATTTATCAGTCATCAGCATACTGTCACTACTCCAAAAGGTACGCATCATCTCATTGATTTTATCGCGGTAGCGGTACATCAGAAGCATTTGGCCGGATGAAGGAAGGAACCAGTTGGATTCATCCTCGATACCGTCACTTTCCAAAGTGTAGGCACGGTATGCACGGGCGGCTTCGGCAGCCGGCGCACCGATTACACCGCTATTGTTTTGGTCTTTCAGGCCGGTGATAATCAGGTCGGTATCTTCCTCACCCGTGAAGCAGCCGTACATGGCACCCAGTCCTTTTTGGTTCAGGCCGTCTATGGCTTTACCCTGACCGCCCCAATAGAAGGTAGTAGTCATATCGGCATTATAGCACTCCTGGGCGGCGATTACGAAGGAGTGTCCATGGGCACGGATACGAAGCCCGCGTTTGATATACAGTTGCTTATTAGCGAGCGTAAGGGAGTTCCATTCGGCAGCAGTAAAGTATGCCTTGGAGTTATCCGAAATACGATTACAGGCAAGATGCAGATCAAGCAGACCGGCGGCCCACTTGATACGTTGTCCAAATTCAGATGCGCGGGAATTCTCGGTGACATCCGAGAAGCCCACGGCGTTCAGTGCTGCCACTTGTGCCTGTTTATTCAAGCGAAGCAGCGTTGCGCTTTGTTCATTCGTCATAGTTACTTGTTAATTAAATCATTAATATCCATATTGTCTTCAGCGAAGCGTTCGAGATATTCTTCGTAGGTTTCGCCGTTATAATATTCAAGGACTTCATTGATGTTGTCCAGCGTTACGTTATCGTAGTACGGTTCTCCGCCATAAGACTCATTATTGAACCAGTTGATCAGGTCGATGTAGGCATCTATGACGGTAAGGATGACAAGGCCGTCAATACCGGATTCAAGGGATTCGATTTCATCCGTTTCACGGATAACTGTCAGTTCATACGTGCCGTTGACTACCGGTTTATCCTGTCTGTTGCCGTCCTCATCCATTCCGGCAACTCCATATTCGAGAATGGCAAGAAGCTCGGAGCCGTCAGCCTTCAGGGTCATGTTCGAGATACGGAGCATGGAAAGTTTACGGGATGCCGCTTGTGAAGCGAGGACGTCACGGAGCATCTGAATGGCATTAAGTTTCGGAGACGTTTCAAGACGCAGCCGCCCGACGTTCGGCATGGATTCGATTTGCAGGCCGGACGGGGCGGAAAGGCCGGTATAGGTCAGTTCAGGAAGGCCGACAAAACGGAGGCTTGTCATTGTTGCTGGAAGAGAGATGTCATTAATCGGAGAAGTCTCTGCAAGAGTGATGTTCTCCAATACGCTACCCTCGGTGTGGATATGCTCAATGCGGGGACACTTGGAAGCATCAAGACTCTTTGCTCCGGTATTCCTGATATCAAGTGTGGTTAGGAACGGCAAGTCTCCGAGCATATATGCCGCCAGTTTATTGTAACCCATACTACGTTCGGCATGATTTTCTCCACCTGTGATAAGGGTTTCCACAAGGCTCATGACCGAGAAATCGAAGTTATCACTAAGCGTCAATGCGGAGAGGTCTATACTGCTCATTCGGTCAGCTTGGTAGATGTACAGCAATGCGCCCTCATCTTTGGCAAAGTTGGTGAATGTGTAGCTTTGTCCGGCTTCGAGGTAACAACTCTCCGAGAGGTTGCCCGATGCGTCATTACCGACACCGAAGTAACCGGTTGCCGCTGCCGTAATGGTTATTGTCGCATCTGCACCACAAGCGATACGCCCGGACAGAACACCGCTGAAGAAGTCTCCGGTCTGATAGTAGCCGTCGCGGATGCGCCAACGTGTACGGATGAATGCCGGAAGCGAAGTCAGCCCAAGACCTTGCAGGGCGTAGAAGTAGATAGCATCTGAAGTGGCGGTGTACTGGATATACTTCCGGTAACCGTCGTAAGAACTGACCACTTTCGGCCATACCAACTGACGTTTGGTACAATAAAAATAGATAGCGCCATCCGGTGAGAAAGGTTTCATCATTTGACCGTCCACTTCTATTTGGCAGGAGCGCATCGCCGCGATGACCGTGCGCAGGTCTATGGTGTTTCCGTCGGCAAGCAACACCTCCTGCTGTTCCCTACAACACACCCAAAGGATGCTGTTCCATCCCGCAAACGGGTTAGTATATGTGTCCGTCGATGGCTTGCCGGGGTCTACTTCGGGGTCGGTGTCACAACCGCCGTCATTATCCTTGTCATTCACGCCGTCGGCATCATATATCTTGTTAAGGTACATGATGAGCGCATTTGGTGAATAGATACCCTTGGTTACGCTCGCCCCGCTCTCCAAGAACCACATCGGCTGCATATTCTTGGCCTGTTGGTCTTTGCCGCAGGCGTAATCGGTAAAGCCGTAGTAGCTCATCACCGATTTGGGATTAGCATGCAGATGTAGTTGGGCACGCCAGTTCTCTTGCCAGTCGGCATTATAGTCCTTGTCGCAAGTGTGGCAAAAACGCAACATATCATAGAGCTGGTAAGGTACTTTCTTCCCGAGCGCGTAATCGATGGCAAGCTGGTCGTTGTCCACCATGCACTCGAAGTAGTACGTCCATGCAGGGAACGTTTCGCCCGATATTTCCCCCTTGTCGATGAGTTTCTGCACCCAGCTTGACTTCATCGTACCGGGTTGCATCATTTCCTCGACGGAGGAGACACCGCGCCACCAGCACATCCCTTGGTACACAAGTAGTTCGAAACCCTCAATGGGGTTCAGTACGTCACCCTCAATGACCCATTTGCCACCTTCTTGATACATTGAACCGGTCGTATCCTTCCATGCGCCGTCAACGTAACGCATGAAGCGGTAGTCACGTCCGCAATACAAAGACAGCAGGTAGGGCATACCCGTATCAAGTCCATTGGTAGCCTTGAAGCGTTCCTCTATCTGGTCAAGCGTTTCCTCTGCATGGCCGAAGAACTCGACAAACGATGCGTCCTGGTAGTTCAGGCAACCGAGGTTATAGCCGGGAGTGTTCATGAAGCCGAGGGCGGTCTGCTCCCCTTTGTCCTCTTTCCAGTTACCGCGCGCCTCGAAATAAACATTCTGCAACGTGTCCGACGTGGAACGGAACACGCACACCGGGTGGTTGGCGGTCGAGTGGTTCATCTCCAAGTCTTCAATGTGTATATCACCCAGGTCATATGTGCCGTCAAAGAAGCGCTGTGCCGGAGTCAGGTAGTCGCCACCGAGCGAGCGGTAGGTGTAGTTCATCATGTCGCAAGTGCCGCAATCGTTCACACCGCTGGAATCCGAAAAGTCTATCTTTACTGTGATAATGTCCACAGGGATGGTATTCTCGCCTACACGCACTTTTTTCTGCTTGAAAAGCGCGTAGGCAAGCAGTGCGTCCGCGTTGGTGTAGTCCGGGAACAACGGAACAATCTCCTTCGCCTTGCCGAGATAGTAGCGGGGATTTTTCTTGCAACGTTTGGCAGATGTGGTTCCCTGCCTGCGTTTGCGTACGCTGCGTGCCACAAATGAACGCCACGGATGAATGGGATCGTAGTAGTAAAGGTCAACGGTGAAGTTGTCGCTTGTCGAAACACCGTTGTCAAACTCGTTGAAGCTCTCATCCGATGCAACCTCAACGATATAAGGAATGCCACGTGCGTAAAGTTCCGCCGCACTCGGGCGCAACATAGTCGTACCTTCAGCGGTCTGGGAAACAAGTACATTCTCAAACTCATATTCCTTGACCATTATTTCCGTGTCGGTAAGCCGAACAAGATAGTTCTTGTGTGCTTGCGCCCATTCGAAATAAGTGTTCCACGCACAGAGGTTATAGAGGTAAAGGTCGCCTTTCTCTCCATTGAATTTGATATTGCGATCTTGGAAAAGATTGCCGGAGCCGCCCACATAGCCGAGGGTCGCGACACGTTCGCCGTCAAGGTAGAGACATATCATTGAATACTTGATGCCTCCACGCTCAACGTATATGCTTGTAGGCTCTACGACAATAGCAGCGGTTATCTCCTTACCCTGCTCGTAGGAGCGTTCCTCACGCGACCTTATGCCGTTCTTACAGTAGATGCCCACCTTTGAGCCGGTCACATAGAAGCCCGCTCCGGAACTCTCGTCGTAACACTCCATCAGTTTTGCGTTCTTGTCCTTCACGTTCTTGGTCGCAAAGGTGAACTGTATAGCCCCGCCCGTAGCCTCCAACATCGAAGAACCGAACATATAATGATTGAGCTGTCCGGTTACATTTTCCGCGATGCGCAGACAATTCTTGCCGAGGAAGGTACCGAATCCATTGCTAGTGTAGTTTGCACCGGTCAGTTTCAACTCATAACCGTTCGACGTGATGCTATGGTCTGCTTCATCGTTGGAGCGTCCCGAAAAATCAAAGTCGTAGATAGTACCGGAGGTCAGTTCGGCATCGATAGCAGAACCGTCAATGGTAACAATAACATTGTCGCTCGATACATCACTGACAATGGCATTATAGGTTACCGCCGTACCGTCGGCATAACCTTTTATCTGCTGTGAAACAGAGTAACTGCGAGTATTGAGGGCGAGAAGCTGCGTGAATTGTGTACCATTGGCAAATATGGCGACATGCGACTGCGACTTGCCGGGGGCATAAACCGCGACATCGAGTTTCAGTGTATCATACAGGCGCACCGTGCCGCCGGTCGTGTCATCGTACCGTAACGACACTATCGGAGTTTCATTCCCATCTTCCACCACCATTACGGCAGTATAAATGGTATTACCTTTTGCACCGCTGGCTATGTCAGTTCCCTGTATACGGAGCGGGTAGCTGCCATGTGACAAGCCCAGTTCTGACGGATGAAGGGTAATGGAATGGGTGAAACTGTCATTGACGGCGGTTGTAGCAAGGAGATGCCATTCTCCATTAATCTTGATGTCCACCCGGACGGAAATGCCTTTGTCCGACTGGTTGTTGGCGAACTTGTACAGGGGGATGGTAACGCTTCCTGTTGTCGGGGTTACGGGCGTGTCCGGGCTGTATTGCAACACTTGCACGCAGGTACAGGTTATGTCAACGGCAGTAACCGAAATGTTCTTGCTTCCGGTATTCCCGGAATCGTCGGTAGCCACAAGCTTGAACTTGCGGGAACCCGCAGCAGTGAAGAACGAAGTGAAGTCAAGCTCGAACGTGTAATCGGTCAAATCACCGGAACTCGGTCTGTTGACACGTTCCGTCCACACGGTCAGACCACTGTCACGGTCAACTATCTCAAGCGTTTCAATGGAGTTCTCCGTTTCAATACCACCGCCGCTGGTCACGGAACGGACAGCCGCACGTCCCTTAATAGGTGAACCGTATGCCCCGTAGACGGGAGAGGATTCAAAAGCGATGGCCACAATAGTACCGCCACCGCCACTACCCCCGCCGGTACCGACAAGGAACTGCTTTTCCTCGCCAACCCCTTCACCCTTGGCATTGACCATTTGGATTTTGACAACACCCTCAGTCTCGGTGTCTAAAGAGAAGTCCACAGGGATGTAATCATATGCACCGCCAGTAGACAGTGCTTTGTCACCGCCCTCTTCAGGAGCATCACCAAGTTCTACTTTCGAACCTTCACCGCCAAAGTTTTTCCAAAGTACCACCTCATTAAAATCGGAAACGGCTCCCTGGAACTGCCGGGTTTCCATTTCATACTCGCCTGTTTTGTAAGTAATGATGAGACCCGTTCGCTCATATTTGACGCCAGATTCCTGTTGATAGGAGACAATGGCGGCAATAGCGGTTTCAAGGGTATAGTAGCCGTCTTTCAATGGGCGGATCTCATCAACAATGACGATGGGGTGTGTTACATCGTCAGCGGGCGTGCCGCTCTTCATATCCTCAAGGGCTTGCTTATCCTCGGCGGACAAAAGGCCGGCTTGTTCAAGGGTAGCAGAAGGCAAACGGAAGCTGTCATCCGTTTCTTTACCGGTTGTTTTGGACACTTTTTTGAAAGATACATTGAGATAGGAAGCGTCAGACAGGACGGAGAATGAATCAGGTTTGATTATGTCGGAAGGGATATTTGTCATTGCATCCTCTAAAGCCTTTCCACGGTCGCCGGGGAAGGCTTCATCTTCACTTTCCCCAAGAGACAACGGTTCAGGCAGACATTCAGAAGGAACTTTACTTTCTTCGTTCAAAGGAGCGATACCGTTCGCTTTTCCTATCCTTTCCTCAAAGTCATTTATTACAGAGGTCCATTTGCCCCATGTAACACTCTCATTGGAAACAATACCTATTCGTGAGATTGTACAAACTGTACCTAAATATACACCTTCGGCATTGTCTGACATGGTAGCCAGTTGTATACACGAAGTGAATGATTGACAAACCTTATTAAGCTCCAACCGTTCAATTTGTATATTTACAGGAATCTTAGACGAATCAACAGACAAAATACACCGATAATTCCCAATAGAAGAATCCCCGGAATACATTGTTTTTAATTTATCTTTAAAGCTACCAATAGTAGTAAAAGAGCCAATACTTTTAAATGGGTCAGTCAAAGGATTGGATTTATCAGACACTCCTGTTATACGTTTCAATAACTCGGCGTCTCCATCCGATAAATCTTTTGCAATCTTATTGACATTCTCCACTAATGCATCAAAATCACCATTCACCATTTTAGCAATGGTACTTGAAAGTAAATCAATAGATATTTTCCGACCGCCACTAACTTCAACGTACATATCTTTGGATAGCTCTGTTGTATCAGTCAGTTGCTCTATTGTAAGACTGTTTGTCTTCAACGCTTGTAACACAAGGCTAATAATCTGTTGTTTTTCTGTTTCTGTCATAATTCTCTTTTTTAATCATTTTCATATACCCATACAAGCTCAATGGTCATACCAAGATTATCTATGTCGCAATCATAGACATTATCAAGATAAAGTTGGAACTCCTTCAGAGCACCAATATCTCCACCGTTAATACCTTTCAAGACACATACACCATCCCTACTGATTACACTCCCTTCAATGAGGTTAGTATACGAATCTCCTTTATATAGTACAGCACGCAAATTTATCGAACCGTTGTCCAAATCGTTCTTTAGTCTATCCAGTCCATTAACTGTAAGTTTACCGTAACCTCTTCTACCAATATACTTGTTATCTATGTCAGTCGTCTTGATTGCAATCAAATCCCAATATGAATTTTTATCAACACCTGGGTGATGAATACTGTTGACAGTAACCATAGTATCACTATTAATAGAAACTCCAGTATTAGGAATAGCCTTAGTCATATTGATATATGCTCCGACCTCTGCAACCCCACTTTCTGAACCATACTTGATACTACGCATTCCTTCATCATCTGCTATCCTATAAGCACCGCTTTGTACACACCTCATAGCAAGCTGGTTATTCCATTCCAAAACTGGATTCATCGTTCTTACCTTCTGTAACATTTGATTGAACACAAAACTCTTCAATCCCTCTATTTGCTGGTTAAGTTCCGGAACATTACTTTCCTTTCTGGTATATCGAACACCATCAAAGTAGACGTAATTACAGCATAAGACACGATTCAATAATTCAGCAAACCACACAGGGCATCCCATCCCATTTCCAAGCGTGAATAATACCGTTGTATATTCGTGGCTGAATAGCTCAACAATATCCTCATCAGAGGTCACGAACTGCTCATTATCCACACCGAACGTCCATCCGTTATCTTTGAAACCACCAGGAACGCGAAAATCAAAAAAGTATTGCATCCCATCTATCCACCAGACAGCATCAAGACGCTGCTTATTATCTTTCATTGAATACTGAATAAGGCTGGTTTCTGATAACTCACATTCATCGTCCGTAACTTTAAAAATCTCACTCGTATTCCCATTAACTGTTACAGTATAGTATCCACATGGAAGCAATGAAATGTTATAGAAATAAAGAATCTTATCATCATTCATCTTCCATGAGCTTAATGATACAGGTGTAGATATATTACTTAAAAGATTATTAATGTAAACTATAGGCTCCTGCTCTTTGGCTGTCAAAATCAATTCAACAAAAATCCTGTCTGTACGTGCGAATAATTGCACATATTTACTCTTCGCTCCAAATTTATCGGTAGACGGAGAAAAAAACAGTGGGGTAAACGGGCTTATAATCATATTTCTAGGCTTTTGTTATTGAACGGACAAATAAATCATACTTCACTCCCTCGTTTCTCTCAACTGTACTACTCACCTCTTTGATGTAGCCCTCGTAAACTAGATCATCTTTTAAGATTTTAATCGTTTCATCATCTGTTGGTGGAATATCTTCATTATAAGTTGTGAATGAAACATCTCCACAAGTTATAATACCACTTTCAACGTTAAAATCATCTTTCATTCCTATACCATTGACAACAACATCACTATTACCGTCAGAAGAAGAATAAGATAGTTTTTTAGTGAACATACCAATATAGCCGGCATTTGCTTGCAATATGCCTCCTTGCCAATACATGGTATTAAACATCGTTTCAGGATCAAGTACACCACTTATTTCCCAACCGCTCCTTATAAGCCTATACTCTTTATATGTTTGTACTCCGCCATTATCATGTAATGTAGTACTGGCACAAACAAAAAACACATCATTGTCACTTTCACTATCCGTTGTATCTTGGCCTCTCTTTTGCGATAAGAATTCAATTCCATAAACATCAGCACGGTAAGGGCTAATCAACTCTAATACATTATCAGTTATATCAATGCCAGTAGTATATTCAGTAGTAAATCGGAATTCGTCACGACCATTCATACTTTCATAGTCCTGTTTATCATATCCTACCCTAACCAAAGAATATATTCTTGATGAATCAACCTTATACTCAAAACTAGAAAAGCTGCTATTTAAATCCTTTACATTGTTATCACTAAACAATTTGTCCCGGTGTTTAAAAAAAACAGTGACACCATTGATCACAGGCACAAAGCCAAAAACTGTTTCCATCCAGTTTTTAAACTTTGTATAAGAAGTATATAGCTTAGCTTGGGGGATTCCACGGATACTTTCAGCAGCTAATATCACGCAATTATCTAACCTTTCATCAACACCTGAAGCTATTTCACCATAGATACCTTCATTTCCACCATTCATGCTTTTAAGCAATCGGTTTAACACATCAATAGGTCTTATTGCATCCACATAGATAGGGTTAGCTCGAGAAGTAAAGCGTGTCTCAAATTTGAAATTACGAAAATAAATATTGCCAGTAGAAGCATTAACTCTGTTAAATGTTACCATCAAATCAAAAAATAAAGCCTGCCCTTTAGTCAGATGAATCTTGATGGATTCATTCAGATTACTTGGGGTAACATCCCCCTTATTATACCCCCATCTTTTCAACTCGACTAAACGACCATCTTCGTAACGCCCGCCTAGAACTATTTCAGCTTTAGTTGTATACGCATCACTATAACTGATATAGTATTCAAAACTAAAATTCAATACTATATCAATGTCGGACAAGGCTTTAACAAATACATTTGGATCATCTTTCGATTCCTGTGGTGCATCATAGAACTCAAGAGGTGAATCCCGTGACGGAAGTTCACCACCAGAAATATATAAGGGAAGCGAATATGTTATAGCTTCTACATATTTTCCTTTGTCAATTACAATGTATTGCAAAGAAGCATCATTTTCTACAGTATTACCACCTAATGTATGCGGTTGACTATAATTCATACTTACAGAATCATAATAAAGCTGATATACATCTTTTATCTCATCTACCGAATATTCGTACTGCGTTCCTTTGTTAGCCTTTATGATATTAGCGACACTATCATCTATCGAATTAATAGAAACAGTATTTCCATCATAGGTCAATGAACCGAAATCCAATCGGCAACTGAAGAATTCTTCATAAGTATGAGAATTAGTTATAGTATAAACAGTGATACTAGCATTAGAAGCCAGGTATTTGCTCAAATACTCCTCCAATATGAGATCATAGGCTTCTCCCACAAACTGGAATTTTGAAGTAAAGGTTCTAGTTATTCCTTCAAGTCCGGAGCGTTTACGGGAAAACTTTATTTCATCCCAATTCTGAATACAAGATTTGGGAATATCATAAGAAATACTATCAACGGTAAGTACATATTTACAAAGCATTTTAACTCCTTTTGAACGTTCACGAGCAAATATATAGAAAAAGCCAACCGGTTTCCCGATTGGCTAAATTCTTGAAATTACCGCTTCATCACAATCTGACATATCAGCCTATAATACAACGATTTACAGATATTTTTATTCTATCTTAATTTTCAAAGAATACAATATAGATTCTTTATACCTATTTCATTACTTTGCTTTTCAACACATCTAATGATACTTTTTTATTTATACTATCTAATTTGTCACATACATTAGCTGTATTTTCATTAATAGATTCAATTATTTTATTATTTCCATCTTTTATAATACTAAATTGATCACTTGTAATTGTTGATGTCGACCAATTATAGGAAAATGCTCCAATTAGTAAGGCAACAACAGACACATAAAAGGCAAATTTTGTCCACCTCAAAGATTGTCGAGTGACATCTAATGATTGTCGAGTCAAATTCAACGACTCTTGTGTTTTCTCTAATGAATCACGAGCTATTTGTAATGCTTCTTCATTTTCAGTCACAAATTCACGTTCGATAAGTTTCCTCAAATCCTCTGTTGAATAAATTACATTTTGCAGATACTGTAGAGCCCAGTCATAATATTCAGATGGCAAAACTAAAGGAGTATATAAAATATTGCCAAATCTATCTCTTATATTCCAATCTGTTATATCTAAAAACACACCATCTTTATTCAACACACTAATATTTCCATGAAAACTTGAAATTTTCCATTCATCATGAAGAATACTAAGAAAATCATCATTAGTAGTAACGTTATCTAACAATAAATTTGTAAGTCCTTCGTTTTTTAAATGCTTTAGTAAACTCACAACTTGGAGAAATTGAGAAATACGGACTTTCATCATTTCTTCATCACATTTCTTCACCAAAAGTATAGCCTGTTCTTTACCAGACGATTTACCATATACAAAAGCTAATTTATATATATTATTAAAAAATTTACGACAAATAATCACATCAAAATTTGTCATAGAGGCAATAGATTGATTTACAATCCATTTTATCACTTCTTGTTCTAATGGGTTAAATTTCTCCATTTCCATACATTTTAAAACTACAAATATAATACATTTTTTCAATAATTAAGTTCTTGACTTATTTTCTTTCTACCAAATGAAATGCGACTTCGAACCGTTCCAACCGGAATATGCAGAATTTCACTTATCTCATCATAAGAATACCCACTAGCATAATACATCACACTATCAATACAACGGGATTTTTTAGCACACCGTTGTATTGTGGAAACCAAATCATCAAACAGTATTGAATGAGCTGTACAGTTAGAAATGGCACTTCCGTCTACCATATCAAGCCCTGTAAAATGTATAAGGGAATTTCTATTGTATCTTATTATATAAGTATTCCTCATTATAATAAGGCACCACGGTTGAAGTGGTTTAGAACAATCAAATTTATCACGATTCACAAGTAGCTTATAAACTGTATCACCGGCTAAGTCTTCAGCATCTTGCATGGAACAGCAGAATTTTCTTGCCACCTTTAATATCCAAGGATATATTTCTGATAATTCCTTTTCAAAGTCCATTGTCAGCCCTCCTTATTAGGTGTATCTTCGGTTCGCCATTAATGCACCTTTCCACATATTTCCGGTGCATGATACTTTGTTCGTGCATTTCCTTAGCAGAACGCTCGATTGAACTAATAAGAGTGCCTATATCGGGAGGCAATAAGGCAATCATTTTTTTTACCTCGGACACTTCTGCTGTCATCCGATTACACTTCGTCTCTAATGTACGTAATTCTGACAATAAAACATTGTATAAATGCCTATTTATACAATGGATGCTGTTTTTTCTATTCATAAAAAAGTCGTTTGTGATTCTAAAGGAGATGTACAAACGACTGTATGAAATAATTCGCTTTAATTAAAAATTAATCGAATTACAGCATATATGTAAATACCAATATTATCATGTGCTTCTTTTTCTTATCGATATTTCAACATCAGCTTGATGAACGATATTTGCGTAGACGGCAGCATTAATTACACGGGAATCAATACTCATTTTAAAGAATGTCATTAGAAAAGCAATCTCGGCATCAAAAGAAGAACGAATTTGTTCAGGAGTAACCTTATTTTCTTTATGTTCCTCACCGCGTCTTTCCTCGTTCCGTTTTTGCTCAAAAATAACAGAATGAAGCAAATAATCAAGCTTCGATATAACTTGCTCATCACTCATATTCCGGATATCTACATTTAGTTGGCCCAACACCTGACGAACATCATCATAAAAGCCAAGAGAAACAAGAGTCTGACATATACGAAGGCTCAATAGTTTGGCACGTTCCTTCACCATATCCTCTTTGTCCATAATCATAGCCTGCATACCTGAAGGATTAACAATGCTTCTGTATTCGATAATTAATTTAGATGCCATCTCTTTAAGCGTGCTTTCAGACACAGATTTGCAGTCCGAAAGCAAACAAGCATAGTTTCCGCATGAAAGTTCAATGAAATCACTCAATGTTATCTGATTAAATCTTTCAATCATGGCTATTTCAGTTTAGATAACTTATACAGTTCAAATTCACGGTTAGAAGCATCTTGGCGTTGCATTTTTAGACTCTTCATCAAAAGGAAATTTGTTCTATCAACCCTTTTTTCTAACCGGGAATAATCATTGAAAACAATGGTGTCACCGGAAGAAGATGCAAAATATGTCGGTGAAAATGTGGGAAAGTCCCAATCCGGTATATCAAAATTAGAGATATCTACCTTATCAACATCAGGAAAGACTTGCGCACCTTTAGGAATATCAACTAAAGTTGGAGTATCAGGAGTAATCCATGCTTTTCCGGAATACATGATAACTTCATGTTTACCGGCATCACCAACTAAAGCGGTACCGCCGGGATGCCTATCATTACCTTGAGTACCGTCTGCATAGGAAGGAATAGGAGTTGCAAGAATAGTTGCAACCTGAATTGCTCCCATGGCACCAATAACAATAGATAAAGGAATATTCGGTAAAGCTTCAGTTATTGCCAGTGCAGTGGCTATTCCAGCTTGAGCGACACTAGTCGCCTTTTCCCAAATGGCTTGTTTACGTGCCATTTCTTGTTTTTGTTTTTCAAGTTCAGCATTCTTAGCTTCAGTTCTTTCCTTGGCCGCACGCTTACGAGCTTCTGCTTCTTCTTCGGAGATTGCTCCCGAATCAGCTAGATTCTGTATTCGTTCTACATCCTTATCATATTTCTCATCATTAGCTTCCTGCTCTTCTTCTATTTTCTGAATCTGACCATCATAAATAGTAGAGACTAGATCACCAATAGTACCCACTGCTTGAGATGCAGTTTGAAGCCATTTTTTCAGATTCCTCTGACGTTCTTTCTGTGCTTTCTCATCCGCTTTAGTAACTTTATTGATAGCATCTATTTCCGCTTCTGCTTCTTGCTGGGAAAGGTCCGCTTTCAATTTCTGTAACTGCTCTGCAATCTTAGCCCTATCCTCTGCACTCAAATTTTCGTTTCGAAGTTCCAACTCCAACGCATCAATTGCAGCTTCGGTTGTTTTACGTACATAATCTAATTTTAACTGATACTCAAGTTCTGCATACTCTTGCTGGGTTATTTCCTTAGAAGCTAACTGTTTTTTAAGAGCAAGCGTATCCATAACATATGCAGCATCCCGGATTTCCTGCTCATGCGCTGCATTCTCTGCTATTAATTGCACCTGATCGGATGCATGTCTTTCGTAAAGTTCTTGTTTCTTTTTTGCATATTTGTCGTCAATGAGAAAAACATCTTCACCTGTTTTCTCTGCTGCATCAATTTCTGCTTCACGTTGCAATTCCAACTGGTGCAATTTCAAATCAAGTTCTTCCTGGGACCCCTTTTTTACAACAGCAAGAGCGTTCTCAACATCCTTCTTCTCACGATCAGAATTATACTTAATAGTAAACTCATCTAGCTTTTCCTGCATTTCCTTAGCTAAATTCTGACGTGTAGCAATTTCCTCTTTGCTATTACCCTTGACGGCAGCAATCTTCTTCGAGTAAGCAACACCAATTTTAGCAAGTTCTTTCTCCAGTCCCTCATCCATAAGAGCTAGTTCTGACTCCTGATAAGTTTCATGAATTTTCAGCTTCTCTTTGAGAGCTTTTTCCTGTTCACGTTTTTCTTTATCAGTAAGTACCTTTACTGAATTCCCCTTTGTACCACCATTCTCTTTCAAATCAATGGTATCAAGTTGTTCAATAAGAGATTCTGTTATTGATGAAATAGCCTTCTTACCTGCAGCAGCTTTAGTTGCAACATCGATCTCATCTTTAATGACATTATTTGTGCGTCTCCATGAGGTCAGAATTGTAAAGAATCCCCTGTCTTTCAATTCTCCTTCCAATTTCTTACGATTATCTATAGCTAATTGATAATCACTATTTTCATATTCCAAACGAGACTTCAATGTTTCAATATAATCTTCTTTAGCCTTTTTGGCCGCCTCATCAGCAGACATTCCTGAATTTATATATTCTTTATACAACCTCTGCATATTTCTAGCATTCTTCTCCAAAATATCAGATTTCATCATCTCTTTCTGTGCAAAGGCAACAGCCTTATTGTCTGCTTCATCTTGTAATTCAGAATACCCCTTCAGCTGTGTAGCAACATTCCTCAACCCTCTTGCCAGAAAATCCAGGACATCCTTCATTATACCCTTGGAATCATAGAAGGATAACATAAATGCTTCCCACGCAGAAGAAAGTCCCGCAATAGAACCTTTAACATTGTTACTCATGGTATCTGCCATATCTGTTAGTTCTTTATCCACGCCTGTAATTTGGTCCCTCAATGGAACAATTTTATCAGAAGCTGTAAGAAAAGCATTGAAAGCGGCGACACTCCGTTTATCTGTTAATTCTAAAGTTGTATTTAAATCTACACCTTGTTCTTTCAGTTTCTTTAAGCCAACAACCAACTCAGGCAATGTTTTTACAGGTTCTCCAAGTGCTTTAGCTAATTTGCCATTGCCATCAGCCAAATTCAACAAAATATTACGAGTGGCTGTTGCAGACATTGAAGCATCAAAACCTGCATCTGCAAGCTTTCCTAACAATGCCAAAGTATCTTCTATTTGGAAATTGAATGCCTTTGCAACCGGACCAACAATAGGCAAGGCAGTAGCTAGGTAAGAAAAAGATAAGGCACTCTTTGATGTAGCAACAGCCATAGCAGATACATAACGTTCTGTTTCTTTAGTGCTAGCATTAAACATTCTCAATGCAGCACCAGACAATGCGGCTGCATCCGAAAGTTCAGCTCCAGTTGCTTGTGCGAATCGTAAGATGGCACCTGTCGAATCTAATATTTCACGACGTGTAAAACCTAATTTGGCTAATTCTATCTGTAGTTCAGTAGCTTGTGCAGCTGTATATTTCGTTGTTGCTCCTAATTGACGCGCATCAGTGGTTAATTCTTTAATATTGTCAGCCGTCGTACCTAAAATCGCTGCAAGTTTGCTATTAGCAAATTCAAATTCAACAATGGAACCAACACCTTCACGCAGTTGCGTAAACATCTTAACAATCCCTCCAACAACAGCTTGTGCACCAATATATCCAGCAGCCCATCCTTTCAATCCTGCACTAACTTGGCTTAGCCCAGGAGCCATCTCCGTTTTAAGCATCCTTCCTGCATTCCGGGCAATAATACCCATATTCTGCATGGACTTATTACCGTTCTGTATCTCAACCCATGCAGCCTTCACTTCTTCCCGGTATGCACCAATTGTCATTTTCTGTTGACTATATCGATCGGAATTTCGCTTTATGTAATCAGTGTTGATTCCAATAGTAGAATTAAGACGGGCAAGTGTACGAATATAGTTTTCATCCGTATCTTTCAAAACATCAACAGCCTTTTGCAGCTGCTTATTCATTTCCTTTGCTTGTGAACGGCTATGTACTTCCTGATTAGTCAAGGTAATAGCAGTTCTGATAAGTTTTAAACGTTCTTCTTCAGATAAAACAGCTTTCTTACGAGTAGTATTACCGGCATTCTGCGCTTTTGTCAAGTTAGCTTCCGCTTTAGCAGCCTTTTCCAAGGACGCAGCATTATCCGAGTTTGCCTTGGTTAGTTTCTTCAATTCAGCAGCAGATAATTTCTCTACATTTAGCTTTTCCTCTATCTTCTTACTGACAGTTTGAGTTATTTCAGACTGTTTTCTAAGAGCCTCGGTTAATTCAGCAGATGCAGAACCAGCCGTTTTTGCTTGAGTATTATAAAGATTACTCAACTTTTCAAGATCAGCAACGCCTTCTACATTTAGTTTCAAACCTTTTGCTAATTCTTTGGCCGCATTAACATAATCAGCCCTCACACGCTCAATAGTATTATCAAGCTCCACCAATTTCTGCAAATCGTTCTCATCAACGAAATCTTTTAATTTTAAATCTGCCATAATTACAGGTAATGTCTATATTCAACAATCTTTCCTTTTATCTCAACTCCTAGTTTATCAAAAGCATAGGTACCATCTTCTTTCTGATAAACGACATACATGCAACCATCCAAGACAGCTGCTTTCTTTGCAAGATCACTGATACGTTCCAGTTCACTCTGCATCTTTTTTATTTCGCAACTACAAGCCATTTTCTACCGATATCCACATTCTGAAAAGAAACGTTCCATCCAGGGACGGAGATACATAATATTAAAGTACTCTTTAGCTGTATCACCAATGCCTAAAATCTGCTCACCGTATTTCTTCTCAATAGAACTACCGTCCGTAAATCCTTTCGTTGAGAATCGAAGCCCGGAATCAATTCTATCGGCAGTTATGCTATCATAGAAAGTACCAGTAATAAAGAGGTTAGGTACCTCAACCGGACGCGGTGGCAAATAAAGCATCTCACTTCTAAGAGGTGGAGTTATCCTCTCCTTCCATCGTTTATATTGTTCCGTACGGTTCTGCCAGGGACCGGGCTCGTTAAAATAGGTGTCAGTATCATAATCAGGATTCAATAGATGTTCAGTACCGTCCAGACCGGAATATAATTGCTCCTGAATGCAATCAACGAGCACATTCTTATGTTCTTCCATACACCTAATACATTCCTCTTCAAACCCGGATGCAATGGAATGAATAACTCTATGTAATTCATCAAAATCTGCCATACAGTAAAAATATAACGGGCCGGGCTGTAATCACACCCCAGCCCGTCGGTTACTTAGTTATCGCATCGTACACTTCCGAGAGCTTCTTCTTGCGGTCAGCTTCCTTCAGTTCCTGCCACACGACTTTAATGTGCGCATTAATAAACTCTTCCTTCGTCATGCCCTTCACAGCAACCTCGACGAACGTAACATTATCTACCTTCATGACACCTGCTCGATACCTCTGATTCCTTTTTCATACAATACAGAAGGAGCTTTCAACGAAGGAACCGCCCCGGCTTTAGGAACAATGGTAATGATACCATCCGAATATGTAGCAGAAGTTACGTTATTCATAACTTCAGCAGCACCATCAGCAATAAGACTGCCAAATTCTTCTGTACGGTCATAACCACCAACAACTTCAACTATTTTGTAAGTATTTTCGGCCTCCAACTTTTGAAACACAACATCAACCAAGCCTTTAACGAAATTCTTGGGATTGAAGTCTAACTGCACGTAGTCAAAGTGCAATTGGCTGTCTTCCACATCTTCATGTGAAAAACTAACAGTCATCGCAGACTTAGCACTACTGGTCGGGTACTGTGTCACGGTCGGGTAAACAGTAGACATCGGAATACCGGCAAGGATATCAGTGTCATCATTATAACCGATCAACATATTATCCTGATTCCAAAAGTAAACGTCCCATCCTTTATTGGCACATTTCAGAAGCTGGGCATTCAAAACCTCATCAAATTTCTTCAAAGTGAAGGTGTCTGTTTGAGCGCTAAGCCCGTTGTATTCACTTGCACCGTACCCTACAGGATTAACTTGAGGCTCTCCACCATTCTTGGCATACTCCAGGAATGGCAAAATAGGGTAAATACGCCCGGGACGGTCTGCATGGCACAATTCGAGCAACTTCTCACCTGTTATATCAGCAGGGAGTTTGACACCATGTTCTGTCAAGATAGCACCTTTGACCTTTTTCCAGTCAATGCTACAAGCAGAACTACCAGTGTTCATCCGGGAACCCTTACACGTTCTAATCTTTCTCATTTTCTTCTACAATTAAGATTATTAATTTTTATTTCCATCGAGCGTATATTTATGGCATCAATCGGCTCGCTCACAGCCTCACCGGAATCTGTATAGGCTCCGTATCTGCCATATGAATAGTTTTCTGAATAACTATGTTTCACTTTTTCGTCATAGTCGCAGTCGAACCGAGAATCTTCATATAATACTTCCAATAAACGTTTATAGATTGGCCGAAGGATATTTTTAAAAGATGTGGTTCTGCGCATCTCATTGCTCCACTCTTTACAAGAAGAACATGCTATAATTAACGAAACCTTTGCTTTTGAAAAATAATCCGCATCACCTCTATCCTCACTAATTGGAGTGAATAGTGCAACCAATGGAAACTTCCTTTCAGACTGGGCAGAAGACTTACTGTATTCATCTAAAATATCTTTGATATATTGACTGCTACCGAAGATGTAATTCAACCTTGGGGACTTCATAACTTTAGTTCCCCCTTTCCCATTTGGATAGAGAATTTCAAGCCCTTCTGGAAGTTCCTTTACAATCTCCTCAAACAGTTCTGTTATATCTAAATCTATCATAAATTGAAAGCATTAATTGGGGTCAAAAGATTCTTGGTTATTTTCACATCGAAAGGACAATCATTCGACATAGCCCATTCAACAAACTGTTTATTCTTCTCTACCATGCTATTCCATGTGCTTACTTGTCTCTTCAAAGGAGCTATATATTCATTAGCACATTTCAAACGGACAAGCCCGGTTATTGTAGCCTGGGTGTTTGCGTCACGAAGAATATGATAAAAGACATAGTCAGCGAACGGTTCACACAGCTTCTCGCATAATACTGCATATCCGGACTGGGGGGCTTCCTTCTCTTCTGAAATATCAACTTCATCTGAAGAATCTTCCTTTTCCCGTTCAATAAGCTCCAAATAATCTGTGATAGCTTGGGAAAGAGTCACACCAACAACATTCCGGAGAAATTCGGGCTGAAATGCCTTAATATACCCATTTATCACCTCATTCACAGCAAGAGATTGGGGCGAAGGCATTTCAGCGACCGAAACATTCTCAATATGCCTGGGACCTGACATAAAATATGAAACATCAATCAACATAGCGATAGTTATTTAGAAGTCTTGCCTTTCCCGGTTTTCTTTTCATCTTCTACGGAAACGGCTTTATCATCTGTAACAGTTACCTCCTTGGCATCTTCCTCTTGCAAATCTTTTGAATCGGCAACCGGAAGATTCTTTTCATCAGAAGGCACCTGTACTTCAAGTTCTGCAATGCGAGCTTTCATTGTTTCACGCTCTTCTGTCAGTTCAACAATTGTCTTATCTTTCTCTGCAATGGATGCAGTAAGCCTGCCAATCTCTTCATTTTTTTCTGCAAGCATACATTCCAATGTCTTTCGGGCATCTTCTTCTGTAACAAGACCACATTCGGAAATAGGGATGAGTTGAATCATCCCTCTATTAATCCGAATGCGTTGCTCTTTAAGCACATTGGTTACATCCTTATCGTTACCTCTAAGTATGTAATCCATAATCCTACGCTTTAGTTATTGCAGTCTTCAATGCGGCCAAATCCCCATAAGCGAAAGCCCACGGCATATAAATCGGGAAGATAACTTCTTCTTGTGCCATCAGCACAACCTCATTGCAAAGCTTGGTCTCCACATCTTCAGCCCATTCAAGTGTCAAAGTGGTATAATCAACCAAATTTGCGGCTTGGTTAAAGTCACCTAAAAGATACTTACCTGGAAGAATACCACCATACTCGATAATCGGACGACCGGCAATATATTTCACCCCATCAACCATTTTAACGATACCAAGATTACGTCCTGTCGTATCTTTTTCTGATTCCATACCGTTAACAGTCATTGGATTAAGAATAATAGCATTCGGAAAATACTGGGCATATGTCATTGCGGCGAAAGCTGTTTTCACTACATCTTCAGAGTTGGGTTCCTCAATGTTCTTAAAGCCGGCTTCATGAACACTGAATGTCATTTTATCCGTAGCCGTTTCAGCACCGGAGAACGCGACACCAGGAATAAGGATACGACCATCTTCCATTTTCACAAGAGCGTGTGTTTTGTTCAGTTCTGTAAGAACAGCGGCACCAGCGAACGTGATACTCATTCCATCAAGAATCAAATCCTGTGGTTCTGCAAACTCTACAATCACATCCTTATCACCGTTATATCCGGTAATAGCTTTTACAGCACCGGCGGCACCTGTAACAATGGCTGTACTGATAATCTTCTCTACAGAAGTCACCCCAGTATTATTAATAATACCAAGCAAATTCTCACCATTACCGTCACCAAACAAGATGTTCCAGTCTTCTGCCATCCAAACAGCTTCAGGAAGCATGTTCAAGATGTAGGAACGAATGTACACTCTTGATTTCAACATACGTTTTGAGATACGGATATGAGTACCAAGGCGCTTAGTTCCTGTCTGTATCTCTTTTACCTTGATGCTTGATTCAGGCAAACGCCCATTCTCTGTTACAAAACGGGCATTGCGGTTGAAAGCATATACTTGTGCATAGGCAAGTTGAGGGTATGCAGGATCAGCAGTCAACGTCGTTAATACATCACGCATATGCAACTTTTTGTTGGCAACCTGAGTCACAACACGTTTCTGTTGTTGAGTAATCAACAAATCACCGGTGTAATTGTCAGTCATGGAAACGACATCTTTCAAGGAGAAGCCGTCAAATTCTCCTGATTTGCGTGTTTTTCCTTCTGCGAAATCTCTGAATTTTTCAGAATCAAGCATCTCGTTCAACTTCTCATCGAACTTGTTGATAGTATCCATAGAAAGACCTTTCTGCTTCATTTTCTCGATACTTTCACCTAGAGTTTTAACTTGTTCTACAAGTTGCTCGTTGTCCTTTACCAATTGCTGGAACTTTTCTCCATCATAGGCTTTCAATAGATTATTGATGTCACCAAACTGTTTCGTTACCTCCTCCGGTGAGGCAAATCCTTCAAGTGACTTGTTAACTACTTCACACATCATGCCGACAATGTTTTCCATGAAAGTTTTCTGTTCTGCCGGCAGACCGTCTGTTTTCAGATTAAAATCTGATACTGTAAATTTTTTAGGCATAAAATTTAAATTTTAAGTTATTTATTCTCGAAACAGCTATTCAAACTCTTGAAATCGAGTAAAGTGCCATTATCAGCGGCTTTAATCGTTACTTCATCGTTCCCATTTTCCCCGTCATTCTTTTCTTGAGTGTCAACAGACGGCTCATTTTTTCCGGTGGTATTTTCAGAAGTGTTTTGCAGAATAGCATTCGAACGATATACTTTTCCCCAACAGTGGGGACATCTTACATAATTCATAAGGTCTTGTAGACCCTTTTGAGTAAATTCTTTCTTTTCTGATTTGACAGAATCAATAAGAGAAATTACTTGGGTTCTAATCTCCGGAGTGAGCTTCTCCATTTCTTCCCTTACAATGTCCTGTGTTATCCATCTCTGATAATCAGCAGCATAATCTAATACCTGTTGGGCAAAGGTATGCTCTGTTTCTGCATCATAATCAAATTGATAACCACAATGAGGACATGAGACAACGGCACCACCGTTGAGGCTCTTCAGTAATAAACTTAATTCCATATCGTATCCTTTTAAACGTTCATCACTATATCCATGCTGCAAGAACGCTTTCCGGACGAAATCAACAGCTTCCTTTACCTGGTCAGCAGTAGCAGACTTGATATTCACAAGGAACGTCTGTGGATTACTCCCCCAACTTGTCAATGTTGAATATTCCATCATACGCCATTCAAGCACCTTACAAGGATCGATAGAATCCCTTTTGATGGCTTTTACTCCGATAGAGTGTTCTAGGGTTCTTCCATTCTCTGCAAACAGCTTATAATCAGCTAACGTATCACGGCCAATCTGTTTTTCAAGATTTAACTGACCGACCATAACCAAATTACCTTCTGTTTCCTTACCACTCAACGGAACACCTAACAACTGGTCTGTACGATGATTCAGGAACCAACGCATCCGACCAATATTTTCTTTCAATGTCTTATTGAATGAGCCGGGCATAGATATGTCATTTTGTGAGTCCTTCACACCGATACCGTTCACCGCAACGGTAACGATACCCTTCTCATCAACATCATTTGCCTTTGTCTTGTACTGAAGGCTTTTGATTTTCTCTTCCATCTTTTTCATCTCCACTTTTAGTGTTAAAAACTCGATTTACTTTATCCAGTTCCTCATCTGACATATCAAATTTCAATTTGTCAAACAAGGGATTTTCTATCATACTTTCGCCTATTTGGGCACGCCAGTCATTGAGTGTTATAAGCCCACATGAGAATTGTTCACGACAACGTTTATTTATATTTGTCTTTACGTCTTCGGATTCTTTCAATCCTTCCTGCAAACAATCAACATCAGAGAAATCACAATCCAAATAATATCCCCCTCCTTCAAGACCAAGGAAAGCTGTAAAATCCTTGCAGAATTGTTTGGCCATAGGAATAACAGTTGAACAATATACGCTCTTTTCAGCAGTAGCCTGATTGCTAAATGTGGACTGGTCTTTTCGCGGAACAAGAACGGCAGGGATGCCGTATGCCCCTGCAATATTTATTGCATCAGCCAAAGTCTCTTCAAACGGCTGTAACTCTGCAATAGAAAGATTAGTACGAACAAAGTCAATGTCTGCATCTGAAATACCATAAGGTACCTGGCCCTTCCTTACACCATACTTCTCAAAATTTTGCTTCAAAAGCTGTTCCTTTTCATCGTCAGTCAACGCTATTGAACCGGTAGCATCAGTTTTCTTACTTACAATAAAGCCCAATCCACCCCGCTTTACATAAATCACATTTCTAGCTTCATATACAGCTATTAGATTTGACATTGGCTTATTTTGGGAAGCAAGACGACTTTTGGACTTCAAGAACATAGCCCCTGAATAGAACTCTGCACTTCCGTCTCTATCATGCCATATTTGGTATGGAGGAATTTCCAAACTACCATTCCAACCATACTCCAAACGATAGCTACGAATAATATCTTCTGTTTGGGCAATGCCAAACAATGGTATATTCCCGTAAACAGGTTCTACAATAGTCTTATCAGAAGGTAGCACCCAATAATTATCGCAATATCTCCATTTTTCAGCTGTAGAAAAGACATCAGGCATAGCGGCACGAATAAAGCTATTCCCTGTACACAATTTATAAATATGGTGCTGATAAATCAATTCTTTCCAACGCATCAAACAATTAGGACGACTAAGTATGCCATTCATTCGTTTATTCGCCCATACTATACTGTCATCCTTAGTTTTCTTCAATTGAAAATTAGCACCTGCAATTCGCGATGCAATATAATCGATCGGGAAAAAGACTTCAGGTATCGTACTGAATAGCGTTAGATAGTTACTGCCCGCTACAATAGGACTAGTAAGGTCCTCAATGTATGCAACTGACCATTTTTCAGCCTTGCCACTTTGAGTATCTATATCCTTATTTTCAGATGAAGTAACTATTTCAACTTCACCTTTAGTCTTAGATTTCTTTCCAAATAGATTATCAAAAAAAATATTCATTGGGTTCCTTTTTGAGCAAAACTAAGTAAAAAGGAAAACCGTTTTCCAAAACACTAAAATCTTGAAATTACGAAAACATAATACCAACAATATAACATCCTTATTTTCAATCACATGTAACGTAATTCAATTCAAACCTAATTTTACAACGAACTGTACTAGCCCACTCAAAACAGCACTGGCCTCTTTTGTTTCACTAT